GCAACCACGCCTTCGCAAGCGATACCGGGTCATGTCGTTGCTCGCGTATAGCATAAGAACGGTACGATATCGGAACATTGCAATCCGTGCTGATACAGGGTCGCCGATCATGACGTAGCGCTTAGCTGGATCAAACTCGAGATCTCTTTTTAGGAACGCGTAGCGCCACAGGTCATCGTGAGTAACGTAGTCGCGAACATACTCGAGCTGGCCGTTTTGTTCCAGGATGCGAAACTCGTCAGGCGAGACCCATTCTCGATACTCGTCCTTCTCTCCTGGCCGCTTCGGCCTGGTCGTGATGCTACGTATCCAGGTCCACCCCTTACGCTCAAGGATTCGAGCAAGAGACGTCTTACCGGAGCAAGTTCCGCCGATCAAATATAGCACGTTATCATGCATTGTGAGTCCTTTCTGGTAGTGGTTTAAATCAGAGAACCTTGAGGGTGACCTTGTCGCCGGGGTTGGCCGGCTGGTCCAGGCTCAGCTGAGCATCGGCGCCTCCGAGTTTGACGGTGCCGTTGGTATCAGCGTCCTTGGCATGGTAGTCGGCCTTGGACAAGCCGAGCAGTACGCCCAGGAAGGTACAGACAACAGTAACGCTGGTAGCCACCTCTCCGGAAAAGCCCCAACCCCAAACAGCGGCAAGGCCGGCGTACAGGGTGGAGGCCGCGGGAAGTGCGATCAGGGTCGCCCACTTGAATACGTCATAAACCTCGGAGGGAAGCCAGGTCTTAGGCGTCTGTCGAGCGGCTTCAACGGCCGCAGCGAGCTCTTCGTCGAATGCGTGCTTCGGTTCGGTCAACTTTATTCCTTTCGGTTAAAACGGAAACCCTACCACTTGGGTAGGGTCCGACGGAGGGGTTACACCCGCCACATGTCAATGATGAGATAGCTCAGACAGGCGAAGCACGCGAGTGCGATTGGGGCGATGTACCACATTCCAGCGGCGATTGCTGCCGTAGAGAGTACAACACCCATAACAATCGAGAGCACTGCCATGAAGAGCGAGACGACGTAGAGAGCGAGCATTATAGTTCCTTTCTGTCACTATAAGGTCTGAAATAAAACTCTACCGCTTGGGTAGAGTGTGGAGAGAGGATTCAGTTTCGGTATTCACGCCACAGAGTCGTGGGCCACTTATGCGTGGCCATGCGAACGGCAAGGGCGAACCACAACGCGGCCAACGCCCAGGCAATGGGGTTGAAGGTTGCGATCGCGCCGAGTGCCCACATGGCAAAGATAACGGCGAGGACAATGCGGAGAGGGTTCTTGGTAAACATTTTATTCCTTTCTGTCATTATAGGGCTTGTAAATAAAACCCTACCACTTGGGTAGGGCGAGAGAGGGTCTACTGGAACCGTTGCCAGACCTCTACGAAGTGTTCCACGAAGTCTTCGTTCTCCACGATGTAGATTCCGCAACCGTCAAGCAGTTCGTCCAGATCGTGCGCCAAAGCGCTGAACTGGGCTTCTGCCATTGTGGTGCAGGGTTCTACGTCATCGAGGAGGTCTTCGACTTCGTCGAGTCGTGTCATGAAGTCGGCGTAGGTTTTGGGGTCGAGTTTCATAGTATTCCTTTCTGTCACTATAGCGTCAGAAAAAACCTAGCACTTGGCTAGGTGTAGACGATGGCGTCAGTACAGTTTTCCCAACTCGTACTCGTCCTGGGCCTTATACGCGCGTGCAGCAATGATGCTACCAACGATAACGGCGGTCAGAGCGAGGATGATGGTGATGGTGGCGTACATGATTATTCCTTTCTGTCATTATAGGGTCTGAGAAAAAAACCTAGCACTTGGCTAGGTTGAGAGGGTTATGCGCCAAACATGGTGGCGAGACAACCCATGTAGACCCGCTCAATGCGCTGCGCGACATAGAGGCGAACGTCTTCGGGTAGAACCGCGTACAGGTAACCGTACACGACTAGAGCTGCGGGTAGCTCATAGAGCATATCGGCTGCCTTTTCACGGTCTTTTCGAACGACGGAATCGCGTCCGTTTTGTAGGAGGCAGTCCAGAGAGCGGGCGTACATTTCGTGTCTGTGCGTCCAGTTTGCGGGAGGTGTTTGCATAATGATTCCTTTCTGGTCATTATACCACTTGTTATTTAGTCGTGCTTGTTACAGATGGGGAGCTTAGCAACCTCGTCTGCGATCTTCTTAGCCAGACCGTTTCCGCCAAGTTCGACATACGGTTTATATAGGTACTCCAGAAAACCCTTGTATTCGTCCTTGGTGAGCCAGCCTCGCTCAATATAACCCATTCCAACATGGGCGATTCGGTCATATGCAAGTCCTAGGAGTAAATGCGTACGGGCGTCTTTGTCGGAGTCCCGCTTAGCGAGATATGCCCAGAATCCAGCGGATGCAAAGACTGCTCCAAACATCGTTCCGCCGACTTGGACCAGCAGTGGTATCGTATCATACGGCATGACTCACGCGCCCAACAGTATGTATGGACGACGCCCAACGCCGGTCTGCGACACAGTCCAACCATCAGAGCGACCTTTTTCGTCGACGCCCATCATAATGGTTGGCGTTAGGAAGTTCCGCAGCCAGTAGCGCCCCCTGTTGCATTTTCGCTGATCGGGATAGAGATTGAATAGCGGGATCTGATCGGACCGGTAACCCATATCAAAACGAGTAGTGTTACCCCATGCCTGGTGGCCAAAAACCTGAGTCTCGCACATGTCCATGAATCGAGTCAACACATCAGTGCCGCTAGTGGTGCGGCCGTTTTCACCGACAGCAGAAGAAACATACTCTGAGAACATAAATCCAGAGCCAGCGCCGTAAGCCGCTTGTAGCTGTGATGCTGCCGGGTTATAGGACTGCTGTAGAAGTTGCGTATCTGAACTATACGCTTTAGGCATCGTCCCGGCGGTGCTCATAGGGTTCGTCAAGAGCCAGTCGGCTGCCACTAGGAGAATATGATGTCGAAGCACCTGGAGAGGGTAGTAGTAGTCAAAGGCTGCTACGATCCACTCATACGATTGTCCGTTGGCACTGGTTATAATGCGGTCATTAATCGCCCAGAGCTTAAACTTTCCGTCTCTAAGGTCTTGTTCCCACCCCGAAGGCGGAGAGGTGACATTTCTGCGACCGCCTTCTCGCACGTAGAAGTTGCGGGCGACACCGACAGGTTCATAACTAGAAGTCGCGTTAGCTGCTTTGTCCTCCAGTACCTGTACCCGCGACGTCAGGTTTCGAGCGGCGGAAGCTTCCGCCTCAGCGGCCCGGATACGACTGTCGAACTGTGTGATCTTGGCGGCTTCGGTGGTAACAGTTTGCTTTAGCGTATTAAACTGCGTAACGACACCGTCGGCCTTTTGTTCTGCTCTATGCGCGGCGCTCGAAGCTACTGTCACGTTCGACATAGCGCTACTAGCTGTACTCGAGGCCGAATTCGCAGTACGGACAGCCTGGTCTGCGACCTTCTTTGCCTCGATGATCGTCGAGGCATTAGGCGCTGCCCCTAGGGCTTTCTCCGCGTTAGTCACCCAGTCAGTGAACGAGTTCTTCGTAGCGGTCACGTCCTGGTCCAGCTTACGAGCCTTCTGTTCAAGCTCGTTAGTCACTTGCTGAAGGCGTTGATTTGTGTCGCGGATCGTGGCGTTAGCGTCGCGAACAACGTCAGTCACATCGATCGTCTTGAGCGGACCGGTGATGTAGGGGCAGGCCGAAGTGCCGATGGTCGACTCGATGTTGGACTGGGTGATGGTCGTACTGTTCGCCGGACGGAAAATATAGCAGAGCGGCATCTGTTTAGTCAGCGAATCGTTCTTGAGCGTTGGTTTTAGCGGCGTGGCTGCGGCAACACCCGAAATATAATCGATGCTGTTTCGTCTAACGGAACTCGAAGTGTCGAACGTGAGTACAACAGCGTCATAACGCGAGTAGTTCGGGTGACTGTTGGCGGGGACATTCAGAGAGGCATACGCGTCGTTGTCAAGCCACGTTCCACGACACCAAGCGCGTCCAGAGTTGATATAAACCTGGCTAGACCGCGATTCAACCTTTAGCCCGCCCCCGACTCCGGAGAACACCCCGTCCGAAATGATCCCGGTGAAGAGGTTACCGAACTGCTGTGCGCTGTATTTCCTGTCGCCGTTTACAGAATCAAAGAAACCTGAAGTAATGGCCATAAATATCTCCTATAGAAAGCTGTCTGCGGCGGGGGTACTGTCAATTGTGGGATACGCAGTAAAGCCGTTCTCGATAGTCCACGAGTACGTATACTCCTTGATCCGCGCGTACTGTCGTCGCCCCCCCACCTCGACAGCGATACGGTCTCCGAGGTAGAAGTCTCCGTTCAAACCGTAAGAATATAGATCATTCCGGGTGATTTCTCCGGTGATGTTGTCGTAGAAAGCATGCTCGTACAATGCACTAACGCCATAAGGACGAAGCGTTGCGCGAACTCCTGGGTTGTCTACCAGCTGAGCCTGGTTATTCCACTGCGGATCGACAAACATCTCCCGACGGTTCAACCCTCGACCAAAGCGGTTAGATACATCCTCGTTAATGACAACGCTATTGTTCTGTCCACCCTCTACGTGTACATACGCCGAGGTACGATACGTCTTCGAGGTCTTGCGGTAGACGATGTTCGACAGAGTCCCCAACTCCTCGTTGAAGACGACGGGGAAAGTGTTGTTTTCGCCACTTCGCGTCTTTGGTTTCCAGAACTGGAAACGGATCTTACCATCGCGCCAGTACGTACGGAGTCCGCATTTGTAGATTTGAGCGCAGTACAGGAACATATCCCATACGCTCTTACCTTTAACTTCATAGTCAAGGTGTTGAGAGGCCCACGAAGTTGGATCGTCGAAAGCAATTAGATCGATCTGGCGCCCGAGCTCCGAAGGGTTTGCAATCTCGTCATCAAACACCTGTTTGAGAATTTCGTTGGTGGGGACGCTGTATGGAATAACCGATGTCGCGACCAGAACACGCCGTTGGAGGATCGACTTCGCATCGCGCCCACGAATATACACTGCTGACTGGTCTCGCCCGCCCTCATATGTGATCTCCTCGATAATCATCGTCTCGTCCGAATATGGGAGCTTGATGAATTTGTCCATGTAGTCATCGAGATACGTCAAGAGGTTGGGGTTTCGCTCCGGGATTCGGATTTCAAACTCGCCAATTTCTTGGTAGCGCTCAGTCCAGATGACACTCGACCAACCCTTGATCGCCGAGACGGGAGCGAGGCCGTGGTTGTAGACCGGTATCGTCTCAAGGTACATTCAGACCCCCATGAAATAGGTAGAGTAGTAAACCGTGACGGAAGAGAACACGTTTACCGTCCTCGACAGCGACGTGTAAACCTCGAGAGAGTTCTCTCCAGGCTGAAGCTTAGGCCATTTTGAATTGATAGTAACTAGACCGGTCGCTTGGTAGACGGTTCCGTCTGGTTGTCCAACAGTTGCGCCAAACGAACCAGGACGACTGTCGATCTCAAGTGTGTAACCGCTTCCTGGCGCATTACCGGTGTTGAGACGATACGCATCCATGTTGATCTGGAGCAGTTCGCTTCGTGTATGATTGTACAGCGACACCATGCCTGGATTCCCAACCATCGGCATGCGAATCATGAAGCCGGAAGACACTTCGCCCACGTAGTCGATCGTTCGGCTCGATACTCGCTCCGTAGTATTGAACTCGAGCTCGGTTTTGTTGAGTGCGTTCTGGAATGGGAACTCGAAACCGCCCGCACGAGTCTCAAACGGGATACCCGCCTCCCAGTTGCCCGGCAGGGTAAGGTATGGCTGCGGACAAAGAACCACAACCTGTACTGACTCGTTTTGTGAGAAGATGTTTGGCGTTACGGCTTCTACGTATCCACGAGCTTCGTAGTCGCGGACGTCCGTATGAAGCGTGATAACGACGGGCTGCTGGATCGGGAACGCTGCGTAGATCATTCGACGAGAGCCTGGAACACCATCGCCGATCATCTGTAGTTCGAACGTGATCTGGCGAGTCTCCAAGCGCGCGGCGTTGTATCTTGCGCCGTCTTGGTTGTAAACGGACTGAAGAATAAGGTTTGATTTGGGCGGGCCGAGACCCGTGATGTCGTTAATCAAGACGCCCATCTCTTCGGGGCGCTCGAGAGTGAACGTATATGAGTCCCCGGAGGGATTCAGAACAGTGAAGCCTCTAAGCATACACCCTCCAAGATGATGGAAGCGCTCCATTCTGGAACAGTTTGCTTCCATTTTGACTGATTAGTAGGACAGAGCTGCTTCTTTGATCTGGCGAAGCTGGTTCTGTGTGTTGCGGTAGATATCCATCGCAGACAAAGCCTCCGGCGAGGTGTTGTTCTGTGTGAAGTTGATCTCCGTCTTGTGTTCGACCGGCTGTGTGGGTGTGGGCTGGACCGGTTCAGGTTTACGAGGCCGAGCAGCCTCTACGCTCGCAGAGATTGTCTGCTGCGAATTGAAGAGGGCGTCCAACTGCGAAGCTCCGGCCTTAGCTTTCTCGAGATCCAAGACTGGAGCGACCACCGGATTGATCTCCATGTTGAGGTCTTCCAGATTGATACCTTTGAAGATCTCATTAACGCTGTCAATAAGCTCTTGAGAAGCCTTCTCGGATGCAGCGACCGCGCCACTGCTGCCTTCCTCAATACCTATCGACAAGCCCTCCATGCTGAACTTACCGATTTGTTTGAAGACTCTCGAGGGAGAACGAATCCCCAAGACTTTCTTCGCGCCATTGACCATGCTTTCGAAGAACCCTTTGACCTGGTCTCCGAACCACTTTGCGGCGCCCTTAATACCTTCCCAGACACCGCGTACAATTGCGCCACCTATATCGACAATAAATCCAAATACACCCTGGAACGCGGCTTTGAGAGCGTCCCACAAGGCATTGATAATCGATTTACCAAGGCGGCCCATAGCTTCGATAAGCGCCATATGGTTCTCGTCGATAGCGGCGGCCATCCCGTTAATGAAATCGATTATCATCTTCACACCTGCGTCGATGATCTTAGGCAGCGCTTTACCCAGGGCCGTCAGGAAGTTGGAAACGATATCGCCAACGACAGTTACGACCTCGCCAATATGATCGCGTATTCCTCTAAGTAGCCCAAGTATGAGCTCCATACCGGCTTCTACAAGTTTAGGCACCAGCGCGATCAACGCATCGAGCAGTGACGTGATCAATACGACACCCGCTTCTACAAGGCCTGGAACGTTGTCGATGAACACCTGGATCATACCGCCTATGAATAGCGATACTGCAGTCATAATTGTTGGCATGTTTTCGCCAAATATAGCGATCATGACAACAATCGTTTCAGCCAGCTTCTGACCCATATACGGCAGAATCGACAGGAACGATTGTATCGCAGAGGTTAGGACCTGGATGCCAGCACTACCGGCTGTACCGATAGTCGCCAAACCAACACCTAGCGCCAACACGCCAACGCCGAACACTGCAACAGCGGCAGCGAAGGTGAGAAGCGCTAGAGCTAGCGCCTGCATCGGGGCAATAGCTTTCGCTAGCAATAGCGATGCTCCAGCCAGGGCGATGAGTACAACAACCAGTGCCCCAACCCCGATGGCTACTGGACCCAAACCGGCAGCCCCAAGAAGCAGGATCGCCGGAACGATGGCGCCAATAGCAATACTCAGCAAGAGCAGCGAAGCTGCGGCTCTAGGGTTGGGTTTGATTTTAGAAAGGAGCGCCATCCCCGCAACAAGGCTGGCAAGAGCAAGCCCCATCCCGATCATACCCTGCACAAGATGACCGAGATCCATGCCGCCGAGAGCCTCTACAGTCTTAACGACGAGTAGTAACCCAACAGACATGGCGAGAAGACCTGCACCCGCAGGAAGAGCTTCCTTATCCATGAGTTTCATAGAGGTTGTAACTGTAGCCATGACCAAGAACAAGGCTGTGAACCCTTGCACTAGGACACCGAGGTCCATTGTACCAAACTGCGCGATGACGTCCACCAGGCGCTGCATAGCAACCGCCATAGCAATGAGCCCTACGCCACCCGAGGCGTCAAACTTAGAATTAGCGGTAAGCTTCATAAACAGGCCCATGGCTGTCAATACAGCGGTTATCGCTAGAACGCCTTGAAGCGCTTCCTCGACCTTTAGGTGGCCGACCTGTTGAACGGCAAGCGATATCGCCATTAGAGCTATACCGATAGCAATCATCTGCTTACCGACGCCGCTTCCGAGTTTGTCGAGATTGGCAGTCTTCATGAACAACACAAGAGCCGCGAGCACCGCCGATATTCCGGCGACGCCCTTGATCAGGTCCTGGATGCGCATCTGTCCAAGAATCTCTACAGATTTAGATACTAGGATTAGAGCCACGCCCAACCCGATGAGTCCCAATGACGTCTTCGCAAGGTCTTTGCTCACAGGCATTCTCTCGACCGTCCGGACGAGCGTCTTCAACACCGAGCCTAGAGCGATCAGTCCTACAGCTAGTTGGAATGGATCCATCTTAGCAAACTTCTCAAGAGCTTTAGTCAAGAGAAGGACCGAGACCGATATAACAAGAAGACCCAGAGCAACCTTGGCAAATTGTGCCCCCGTCAAACCCTCGCTCTTCGAGATGAGGTAGAGCATGCCTGCTACTTCGCCCAATAGAACCGTAAGTGCAATAAGCCCTTGCGTGAGCTTTGCGGTGTCGATATTTGCCAGCGCCCATACGGATACGGCCAGCACACCGATGGCAAAGGCGATCGTCAAGAGTGTTCGAGCTTTAACCTCTCCCGTAAGCGCTTTGAGGTGGCTCTTAACAGCGTCTACGACTTTGCCGAATTTCTCGATAATCTCAGCGGTGTTCTTGAGGTTTTTCTTAACCTTACCGGCGATACCTGAAAGTCTTTGCACAAGCACAAAGAGTGCAGCGCCAATTCCCGCCCCTAGCGTAAGGTTTGTTCCGGCAAGAAAATTATCGTATTGCTCGCCGACAGTTTGCGAAGCGTCCTCTTTTTTTAGCTTTTTGTTTAGTTCTCTAAATACGCTATGTGCGTCGTCCCAGGCCTTACGAACCTTCTCGGCGAACCCTGCGGCGGCTGAGGACAAAGTATCAAACCACTGCTTAATCTTCTCAAACGCCGCCATAGACCCGGCAGCGGTTACTGCGCCGATTTTGCCTAGCTCCTGGTTTGTAGCTTCTGCGGCACCTTGAGCTGCGGGGACGAGGTATGCTTTGAGTTCTTCGAGCTTCTGCTGTGTCAGCTGGGCGAAGTCGCCAAGAGTCCTCCATACATCGACTCCGAAGCGCCCAATAGCCTCACCGGCCTGAATAATATATGGAGTAGCGACATCAATGAGCCACTTAACCCAGTCGCCGAAAGCTTGGACCTGCTTGAGGAAGAAGTCGGACTCTTTCGCGGCACTAGACAGATTAGTAACCCAATCCGCGAGACCGGCGATGAACTCGAGAATGCTACCGTTACCTCGCGGCAGCAAGCTTATAAGATCGTTCAGGAGTGCGCCGATCCCTTTGGCGACAGCCGTGATGGCCTGGACACCAAGAGACAGAACGGAGAACAAACCCTGGAATATACGCTTAAGCTTTTCGGCGCTGGGCTCGGAGAGTACGAGTCCTTGGGTGATTCGTTCGAGCCCGTGCGAAATCGCAGCCAGTGTGTTCCCCATAGCCGGCGGAAACACCGCGTGCCAGGCGTCTCGAATCGGCCCAAGAATACGACCGATACCTGTGAGCACGTTTTTAAGTGCGTTTACAATGGCTGTACGTCCGCCCAAATCCTTCCACTGCTGCCACATTTGGTTTCGAGCGTCCGCCGATTCACCAATGACTTTACCGAGCGTGTCGGACAACCATGTGAACAGCTCTTTAGCTTCTTCGAAGTCGCCGAATATGATACGCCACGTTTGAGCCCATCCGGTACCCTGCGCTTCGGCGAGGGTACCCATAAGTTGGGACGCCGTCTTTACTTCTGTCGCGGCTTTAAACGCGGTCTGCCCGAGTGTCTCGTAATAGGCGGCTTGCTTTTCGGTGTAGCCTCGTGCTAGCAGGTCTGCCTTGGTCAGAGATCCGGTCATAACCTCGAGGGCTTGCGCAAAGACGTCGGACGTGAGCCATCCGGCTTTCAGCGACTCTCGAAACGACTTCTTCTCAAACATCGACCTGGACTTTTTGTCCAGCTTGTTGATGACGCCCATCGCCTTAGCAGTGTCCTTAGCAAGCTCCTGGAACTGCTTACCGCCCATACCGGCCTGCTCCATCGAGATCCAGTCTTGAAGACTCACTCGACCGGCAGCCATGGCTTGCGACATTTGATACATCGCACCGGCCGCCTTCTGACTGTTGGTACCCGTAAGCGCTGCAAGGTTAGCCAGACCTTTAATGGACTTAACTGCTGGTTCGAGCTTAACGCCTGCTGCCGTAAAGGTGCCGATATTCCGAGTCATCTCGGTGAAGTTGTAGATCGTCTTATCGGCGTAGTCGTTAAGTTCGTCAAGGTACTTATTAACGATCTGGACATTGGTACCCTCTTTGATGGTATTTGCCAGGATCGTTTGAACCGCGTTTATCTGAGTTTCATACTCGCGGAAACCATCAGTAGGCGCATTGAGTACGAGATTCTTGGTCCACTGGAGCGCTGAGTCAACAACGCGGCTCGTAATGTTGGCAAGCGCCGTGATCGCAGCGACCTCAAACGCCTTGAATCCGGCGGACGCTTTCTCTGTAGCTTCACCGATCGCATCCATTTTGACGTTTTGAGCAGCCGCAGAGATTTTTCCGAGGCCTGCGGTGACTTTGTCGAAGTTGAGTGCCTCGTTAAAGTTTTTTAGACTCGACTGCGTCTGCTTGATGCCCTGTTCGAACTGTTTGTTGTCGAACTTCATCGAGACAACGCGCTCGTCAAGCTGCTTACTCATGCCGAAGTCACCACCTTCCAGACGTCATCGGCGATCTTGTCCATGATCGGTTTAATTGTTCGAGGAATGTACGACCTACCACGCACCCAACCGCCGGTTCCGGTCGCGTGACCGTACTCTAGAATGATAGCGATAGGTACACCTTTGTTGCGGTTGGTATTTATCCAGGAGATACCCCAGACACCGCCTTTATAATCTATCTTATATCCCCAGGACGCTGCGGTCTTGCCGCTTTCTTGGGGCGTGGCGGCAGCAAGCGCCTGAACGCCCTGTTGCCCATAAGTCTCAAGACGAGATCGGATGTCTGGCTTAATAATTTTGGCCAGGAACTGTTGTGTTTTACTAAAATCACCGCTGCTGGTCACACTGAGCACGAAGCCGCTCCTCGGTCTCGGCCCGGCGCTTCTCATTGATGGAGCGGTATCGGGACAATGTTTCGGATTGAGCTTCTTTCTTGCGCTTTGGATTCTGCTGGTAGTCGCAAACGCGGATCAACATCATAAGACGATTAAGATTCCAGTATTGGCACTCAAACGGTATACGATAAGAGACCATCCACCCGTAAATCTCTTCGGACGATACCGGTTTGGCTCGCCCTTCATCTCCACCTCGAAACGTGGTTGCCGTATGCGGGTCGTCGAGGTATTCTTGAATCTGCTTCACCTCGTCCGGCCCGATTCGCGATAGGTCCTTGGTCGAGACTTTGCCGTCAGCCATACATCGGAGATAGTCGATGATCATTTCATGCGACTTCTTGTCTCCGCCGAGAAACGGTGTCTTCCATTTTGACTCCCACTCGGCAACAGCCACAAGCGAATGCTCAAGCCGCAGCTCGATGGAGTCGTCGGAGATGAATGTCTCAGTGACTTCATCGTATCGTTCGCCACCGGGGATGCTAAGCTCAAGCATTCGCTTGTAACCTTTCTATTAGGAGACCAGAGCCTTGATCTCGTCAGGGGTTGGGAGTTTGGGAGCCACTCCGTCGCTACCGCCCTGACTGGTCGGCGCCTTACCGTACAACATCTCCTGCACCTTCTTGAACTTCTCCTCCTCAATTCGGGAAGAGCGGATAATCACGTGCGCCGTGGGAGACTTGCCGGAGACGTTGGTCTGCTCAGTCGAGAACTCCCAAGACAGCGTAGTGGGCTCGGGGCTCTCGTTCAGCGTCTCGTTGTCGGCGCTGGAGGGCGAGGCCTTGCAGCCATAGGCGATATGGATCTCTTCGCCGAAGTCGTAACCCTTGACGTCGGAGGCGATCTTGGTCCTCCAGCAGAGTGCAAACTTACGCCGGGTCTGCTGGGTGATAGCCACGCCCGGAGCAATTTCTGCTTCGCCGTCGCAGACGTCGAATTCCTTGGGCGACTGGAAGGCCTCGATGGTTCCCTTGAACTTCTCAGGGGAGATCACGACGGCGTATACACGGTTGTCCGCGTACTTCTCCGTTGCCTCTGCACCTTCGGGCGACTGACTGATCTTGGTAAGACCGTTCCAGGCGACGCCTTCTCCATAGTGTCCAGTATCGTCCATCACGAACAGAACGCCGCGGTCCACGCCGCCCTTGTAGAGGCGCTCGCCGTCTTTATCCCACACCAGAGCATCTTTAGCCATGCGGGTTCCTTTCGTTAGTTGTAAATTGTGAACACGTCATGGTAGAGGTTGTTCACAGCATAATGTCGGTTCATAGCGCTCCACGGAATACTTAGAATCTTCTCGGGGAGCGGGCTGTCGGGCTCTCGGTAAATGACCACCACCTGGTACTGTCCGTGAGTAATGTACGAAGTATCGTCTGCATGGTTGATATCGTAGTCAACCTTAGAGTATACAATACACGGATACTCTAGTTGTACCGAAGGCGGCGGCTGATAGTACACTTTTGCTGAGCCCGCTACAGCTTTAAGTCTCTCATGGAGACGCTGGCGTGGGGCCATTGTATACCTTCCCAACCGTAAGCAACAACCTAGGGCGTCGCACTTCAATGTAGTTCACGCGCCATCTCTTTCCGCCCCACACAACGTATCGAATGCTGGTGAAGTTTTGGGATGAATATGCGTCCATCATAACGCTGAACTCGTGCGACGCCACTAGGTCGTCGTTAAGGTTTTCGCTTGTCTCCCACCGACGGGCTATCCGGTTTGCATCGCCGATGGCTTTTTTCTCGACGATCTGCTCTTCGAATACCCCGTCAGCGGTTTCGACATAGTCGGCATACCCAAGCATACCAACAAAGCGTGCCATTTTGACCTATCAGGCCTTCTTGCGCTCGAAGACAACGGCCGACTTCGGAGTGGTCAGGGCACCACTCATGTAGATCTCATACAGGTACTTCATCTGGTTGAAGTCGATGTCGAAGAAGTCAAAGTACGAAATCTCGCCACCGTTGTCGTTGCCAAGCGTGTAGTCGCCCAGGTTGACGGCGATACCGATCAGGTCGACTTCGGCCGAGCCGACGGTGCGCTTCAGACCATCGAACTCCGGGACCTCGACGATGTTAGCAACACGCATGCGACGAGCGAGGATGTCGTCCGTCGGGTACATGTACGCACCGTTCTTGTCCTTGACCAGCTGGAGATCCACCATAGTCTGCGGGGAGACGAACAGGGTAGGAGCACCCTTACCGCGGTAATCGACCATGCCGCGAGTCACGGACTCAACGAGGTCGACGCCCTCGACGGTCTTCTCCACAGTCTTGTGGATGCAGTACAGTTCGTCGTCGGTCCAAACCGGGCGAAGCTTCTCCGGGTCGATCTTGTCGGCGGAGCTAGTCTGACGGCCGTCGCCGATCAGGATGGCGCGAGCAAGCTCCTTGTCGAGCATGATGCGCATTTCCTGCTTCACGAAATCGATGACCTTCAGGTTGGTCGAATCGATCACGTCCTGGCGGTCGAACTTCTGCTTCTTGTAGATCCAGGTCGGGTAAGTTTCGCGCTTCAGGAGCTTGAAGACCTCTTCGATCTTCTTAGCGCCCTTGGTGTAACCCTTCGCTCGAGCCTCATCAGCAGTGATATCTGCGTGAAGGCTCTTCACCTTACCGTGCGGGAAGCGGCGGACATTCCCAAGAACGTTAGCCACCCACTCCATCCGATTAGCGATGAAGTCAGGCGTGTCGGAAACGGCGGTGGCTTCGGGGAAGAGGTATTCGATCTTCTCGATGCCGTACTGTGCCGCGTGCTTGAGGACGGTGTTGCTGAACTTGCCGCCGGTCTCAATGGCGTCGCGGATCATCGTGTTGATCTGATCGCCAGTCATGGTGTGGCGAATTTCGTTCGACGCAGCGTTACCCTGGAAAACGTTGTGGGTCAACTCGGTATCCTCCGTGTCAGAGTGTTTAATGGTGTCGGCGCTATCACTAGAATGCTGTGCGTCTTCGGCCGGCGCCTCTTCGGCCTTGTCGTCTTCGTCGTCCAACTTTCCGGCGGCTGCCTGTTCAACAAGCCAGGCTACGACGTTCTTTTCTTCCTCAGACATGCCGTCGAGGATGTCTGCGACAGTCTTGTTACCTTCTTCGGCGGGGGCTTCTTCCTCGCCGTCGGTGTGCTGAAGCTGGGATCCAAACTGCATCAGAGCTTCTCCTTCCAGTTCCTCGCTCAATCCATCCGAGTGAGTGAGATATACTTCATCAATCCGCGCTTCCGGATTCGCCCCCACGAGAACTAGAGAAACCTCAACAAGTTCGCCGTGCATGACGGTGGCGCCCTGCTGTTTCAGATCCTTTGCGTAGATCGACAATGAATTTAGGTCGCCGTGCTTTACGAGTTCGCGAGCTGTGGCGGCAGTTGCTGTCTCGTTAAACATGCACGTGGCATACATTCCATCGTCGCGATGTTCGAGAATCGCTCGCCCGAGTATGTTCTCAAGATTACGACCCCCGTGCTCCCAGACAAGCGGAACCGTGGCGCCGTCCTGGTGCTTAAATGCATTTGGCGCAATAGTTCGGCCGTCAGAGCACAGAACATTAGCTCGGGTAGCGTAGCCCGAGAAGTCTGCTTTCATTTTGACCTTTCGTTAGACAGCGTCCGGTGTGGGCGCCGTGTCTTCGACGGGTAGATTCGGATTGCGTAGTTTGTCTGCGTCCGGATCATTCGCCGGCGGTAGTCCGAGGACTGAACGGAACTCATTCGGCGTCACGACCTGATTACGAATCAACTTATCGCCAAGTTCGGCCAGCTCCGAGACCGGGACTAGCGAGAACGGTTCTGTGAACGTTGAAAGTTCGTGTCCGAGACCGCGAGCTGTAGCTGTCAAGAACTTGCGACGGAGCTCCTCGACAACGGCTTCGACCAACGGTTTGATGGTCCGCTGTCGATAGTTCATCATTGTCGACTCGTTGGCGGTTCCAGCCAGAACCTCTTCAGTCACACCAAGCTCGGCATGTAAACGCTTTGTCAGATACTCGATCTGCGACAGAAGCGTATTCTCGACTGGGCGGTTAAGCTGTGTGATCTTCTCGGTCGCGTCGGCGTATGCGATACCGTACTTTGAGCCTGTCAGCTGATCAGTGATCTCACTAAGTCGCTGTTTAGCCTGCTGTTTTCGAGCCTCGGAGCGAACTGTGTACGGCAGCTGGAAGATCAAATCCAACTTGTTTGCCGCCGCAGCGTCGTCTGCCGAGTCAAGAAGAGCCAGCTTATGCGACAACCTCTGGAACGTAGAGTTCGGCGCGTTGAGTATCGGATACAGAGGCGACTCGACGATCGCTACAGTCTTCTTAGGAAGAACAACCTCATCAAGCTCGCCGCGCTCTTGATTGAATAGTTTAACGCGTACGTACTCTGGGAACCATTCCACGACTTCGCCTACGCGCATCGTCTTGATCTCGTACGACGCAGACACTGAAGGGTTCAGTGTTGTGTCGACGGGAACGATTGCACATACCCCTTTGTTAAGGAGTGTTTGGAAGATGTCGAGCCGGAGCGCTTGTCCGCTCTGATCGATGTTAGCTTCGACGTTCAGGCATGAGTGTAGACCATCACTTATGATCTCGTCGGTCTGGCCTTTACCATTCATTTTGACGTGATGGATCTTGACCGAAGCGGCGTCCATCGCAATACGGGTTTTGACGGCGGCCAGAACTGACAGCTCGCTACTGATGTAGGTCCGATTAACCGGACTGCGACTATAGCGGCCGTACGAGTAGTCTATTCGGATCTCGGGTTTGCGGAAGGCGTTCCACGCATGGCGAAGTCTATCGCCAAATGGCGCCATAGCGCCTCCTTTCATTATTCAAATGCATCACGATGGAGCTTATATGCCACGAACGCATCCATTAGAGCCGCGACGGCATCGACCTTGTCTTCGGCTCGTTTCTTCATGAGCTTGCGGTTGCCGTTAGTGTCCTCCATTGTGATGGCGTTGCCAAGACAGAAGGACATCAATTCTTCGTCGAAGAGAAGCTCGCGTCGAGATGCGAAGGTCTTCAGCTCGCCCAGCGGGACAGACTCGGTACGCGCTCCCTGAGGAACTTTCTCAATACCGTATGGACCATTCTCCATCTCCCAGCGAGCGACGAACTCTTTCGCGTTATACGGATCGTAACCGAATGCGCGGACATCGTACGAGTTCTGTTCGATGAATCGCTCCAGATCGTCGTAGACTCCTCGGTCAACTTCTAGCATGGTGCCCGGAAGCACTACGAGTGAACCCTCATCAAGAAACTCTTGATACTTGAGACGGAGAGCGGCGTGGAGGCGATCCAGCGTTACTTCGGTGATGTACGATCGTGTCTTAACGCCGAAGCCACCACCGGGAAGTGGAAACAAGAACGTAAACGAACAGAAGTCATCGCCTCTAGACAGGTCGGCCCCCATAGAGCACGGCATCTTCCAGAAGTTCTTCGGTGGATGTGGGCGGGTCTCTTCGTAAGTGAAGAAATACGTAAATCCTTCAAGAGGGATGCCGAATCGCTTAGCCAGAATATCATTCCGTGCTGACGGAACCTGCTCAGCACGATCAACGTCTCGCTGATAGGCGTCATACGATACAGTGATACCGATGTTTGGCTGCGCTTTGACCCACATACGTGGATCAGCGACCTCTTTAACGTCATCCAGCTTGTAGTACCAGATCGAGACGTGTGGGGCGGTCATTTCGCCTCGGAGGATCTTCATCAACTCCATCTTCTGAGCGTCGCCTGCACCGTTGCGCACGGTTCCCTCAGAGGAGATGGCGATGATGGAATACTCTTCGTGCTTAGACGAACCCTGCTCGATTGCGCCAATCACATTCTCCCGAACATCGCCCGACAACCATTCATCAATCGTGTTGTATTTTGACCGAAGACTCTGAAGCCTGTCGATCGACATCGGGCGAATCTCGACGAGTGAGTTGGTTAGGAAGTTCTGAATCCCCATCTTGGTCGGGGCTAGCTTCTGCCTCCTTGCGGGATCGCCAGAGGTGTTCTTGTTCGATCCGTGGGTCAACATCTTGAACAGTGGACCTCTGGCTCGAGTGATCGCGGTGCGAATCGGGGAAAGGACCTCGTCCGCTTGGCGCATTGTAGGCGCGGTGACAATCTGATGCGTGGTGCTTGTATCGATGTTGAGCCAGTATGCCTGCCATGTCGCAGCGTACATCGACTTGGCGCCGCCTCGGGCAACGATGATGTATTGTTTCTTGGTCAGACGCATCTTCTTCCGGCGAAGTTCGTATCGCCCGCCGGGTCGGTCTTTGTGCGGGACGAAGACGGTACGTTCTGTGAAGTAATACCAGCCCCAAAGCTGTTCGGCCCAAAGCTTGAACGAATCGAGCAGGTGGAGATCTTCGCCGTCTGTAGTCGTTAGCTCACTCTCGCAGTACTTAACGTAGCCGTCTATAGCCGAATCATCGAAGTACATGTTTGGATCTGCGATCAGCGCGTCAATGCGGTTCATCTCTTGCGAGATCTCCTCGCAGACAGGAATCTCACCGCGCATCACTTTCTCGCGGAAGATTCCGTAGTAGTGCGGCGTCGCAGTATTCGAGAGTGCCACTTACTTCCCCTTAGGTCGAACCTTACGGCCTTTCTCGTCGATCACGCTTCCGCGTTCGAACATGAAGTCGCCGTACCGATCTCGAATCCTGCCTTCCGTCGTTCTAGCCGAGGCCGTCGGACCATTGTACGTCCGCTTGAACTCGGCACTCATGTTTTCCCAGCGACGACGGAATGAACTCTTGGCGCCGTCAGAACCTCCTGAAGGCGATTGCGGTCCGGGCTTGGTCGGGAGATTCGGCGCGTCGGCGTCAGGTTTGTCACTCTTAGGTTTATCAGGTTTCGTAGACCCGGTCTTTGTCTGGCGAATGACCTGGTTGAGATATCCCGTCGCCTGCTTACTGATCAGAGCTGATACGGTTGCTGCAGCTTGAGCGGCGAGCTTGTCTCCCACTCGCGATGCGAACTTCTCCAATCCAGAACGAGTCAGCTTGGAATACTCGGCATCCATTTTGATGCGATCGATGGTTGCACGAAGCTGCTTGTCTGTGAGGTGGGCAGTTTTCTTTCCTCGGATCAGACCGCCGCTGGATTCGGACGGCTTGTTCTGGTTTTCGCTAAGATCCGCCTTACCGTGAACTTCCGGTTTCTTCTTTTGCCCAACAACGGCCATCCCCCAGAACTTTGGCGCTTTACGCTTTGAAAGGCGCTCCATCGTACCGCCGCCAGAGCGAGCTTTCCGAACGCCCCACTTCATCCCCTTTACGCCATGGTGGGTTAGGGTGTCTGTCTCCATGTGTCTACACCTCCTTGATGCCTCTCGACATGGATGTTAATTCGCCATGCGAGCTCTTGGAGCTGCTTATCGATGGCGCTGACAAGAAATGCGTTTTGTGGAGGATCGAAGAGTTGCCGGACTTTAAGATAAACAAACGGTTTGACTTCCTCAGGGAAGCCCCCCTCAAAGACCTGTGGCCAGTCGATCTCCTGATTCATGACGTATGTCTTGACATTGACTCCGAGCTCGGTTAGAGTGCTAAGAGCCGAATTAATAAACGTCCGCAGCTCGATATCAAAGTCGTAGTTATTCCAGGCGATCCCACAGAACGCCTTCGTGTCTGCGAGCACGCTCATGTTGGCCTCTTTCCCCAGAGACAGGTGTCACCTGGAAGACGGGCGACGACTGGTTTCGGTAGAAGTCCGTCATCACCATAGTGAATAGCTTGATGTGTTCTCATACTGACGCTGATCAAGTAACGAGGATCGATAACGTCCGGATTCCCGCTCTTTAGGTCAATAGGCTGCATCGGATTTATGTGGTGAATATAAATCCGGCCGTTGATCGGATAATCTCGGTGCCCCATGTCGAATCCGTCATCTCGCAAGATGACTTGGTCACGTATGGATTTCCACTCGGTGCTTCTGTAGAACCGCTGGTTCAACCAACGGTCTCCTCCGAACGTACGTTCGCCCACTCCTTGCTTGATCCGAAGATAGCGGTAGCGATCGAAGTAGTCTTCAAGCGCGAAAAGTTCCTCAGTCGTCCTCAGACTCACCGCGGTATCCCTTCATGGCCTCGAGAGCCTCCGCATACAGCTCCTCGACGCGCTGACCAGACTCAAGCGCGGACACACGAGCCTTGAGAAGGGTGTTTTCGTTCTCCAGGCGCTCTCTTTCAAGCTCTTCTCGTACTGGATCGACCTTCAGGAACTGAATAATGAGCTGATTGCTGGCTGTACCGTCCTCAAGCTTTGCTGCCGCGAGGTCGTAAGCCATTGCTTTCAGTTGGTTGGCTCTCCCTGCGGCCGTTTTTGCGGGTGGACGGCGACGTTTGGTGGTTGATTCGGTTCGTTTCGCCGCCATTGGCCGCCTTTCTATTCGATTATCGCCCTCGACTTCTCAGATTTTGGCCCCTTCGGGGTAATTTCGCGCGCTCTCCGAAATTACCCCGAAG